GCCACGGAATAATACACAGCACCTGGATCTCTGTTTGGTCCCATTTCTTCCTGCATGATGCGGAATGCCAGGATGCCAAAATCAAATCCTTCTGCCCTCCTGCCCTGCTCAGCTGACTTAACCAATCTTCGTCGTTGCTGGCGTCGCTGGTTTCGGTAACTGTTTAGATCTATTATCTTGCCCATATTTTTTATTGTAGTCTCGGTAAAATTCTCTTTGTCTGATCTCAATCAATCGATCCCAATTTTGAGTGGTGCAGATTTTATTCACGGTGCTCTTTCAGTTGTCGTTCTGTCTCTTGTATGGCCATATTCAATGCTGTGCTGATGGTATGATCACTCTTAAATTCCGCCTGTCTCATTTTTAAATCCTGTAAAAAACGCTCCAACAATACTTTATATAATAGGTCCATATGTTTAGGTGGCTCCACCGTTCTTTATAAAGTTCCACTTGCGGGAGAACGATACGATGGAGCCCGTATGCGGGTGTATATACCACTAGGGAGACTTGTCCGCACATGAATATTTATTTTAAACCCAAAAAAGGTTGCTCTTTTTGGGTGAAAGCATATATATTTGTAAAAAAGGAGAACATATGGCTACAGACTATAACAACATTAACAACATAATAATAACAAATAACAACCATGTAAGTAATGATTGTGATGCCACACAATCAACTAACGACAATAGATCTCTTGAGCAGTCGCTTCGCTCTTCTTTTGAGTCTTTAAAAGGAGAACAGAAAAGTGGCTGTGAGGGTGGCACGGAGGCCACAAGACCAACTGTCATTTTACCAAAACTGTGGGATTGGATAAAAATAGATCTATTTGACAATTCCCACACACACAGGGCCAAACACAAATTGTCTATCAATATCTGTAAGCAAAAAGAAATACAGAGATATCGCAGTCTTAACAACTCACCTTTTGGTTGTTTCAAAAGAGGATTTGTGGATTACCGGAATGATGCCCATTACAATCTCGTGAGAGATCTGTATCACCAGTTGAAAAAACAAGGTTACAAACCTCAAGTGAGCAAATGCTTTAAAAAAGGTTACAATGGCAAAATAAGCGATTCTGTGTTTGGATTGAGCACCATCCTGTGCCGCGAAGAACAAGAAAGAAGATACACGTTGGCATTGGTGGCAGAAGAGCACGTGATATGGTTGGCACTAAAAGGTGACACCAATTGCCTAACACAAAGACAGAGAGACAGCAGAATGATCGCCACAGGCAGTATTATGCAACCAGTCAAACCCTATGGTGGTGCCAGAGCAAGAGATCTGTTGTTTTAATATGAAATATCTAGAGCGATGTCAGGATGGTTGCAGGATGTATTTGGTAGAATGTCCTGCGACCTCACCGCATTATGGTGTATTACGATGCAAACAACACGGTTTTATCAAATGGTTGAGCGAATCACAGTATGATGAATTATATCCCATAATGTATCCTCCATATGGCATCACAGCAGATGATTTTTTAAAAGAAATGCAAAGCAAGTAGCATCTATCTGTTTTAGAACCATATAAAGACCTTATACTTCGTTTAAAGCACCATTTAGATTGACTTTCACAACACAATTTTGTATCATTGTGTTATGGCTATTCAGAAATTAAAAAAACTTGCATCAGAACGATTGCCAATTCTGTCAGAAGAAGAACAGGATCTGCAGGAATGGGAAGACATTCTAAGAAGGAATGCACAACGAGCAGAACACAAAGAGAGATTGATGCAGAGTTGGAGAGACAGACCTAGACACACCATTACCAAACAAGATATTCTATGGCCAAAAAAGACAAATAAATTATATTACAATGATTCCAACGGACAGGATCATTATGAAAACTATAACCCAGAAGGATATTAAAAAATGATTTCAAAAGCAATGTTAATTGTAGAACAATTACCTCCGGCAGTTGACAACACAACTCAATTAACACAAATTCTAAATAGATTTCAACCTCGTTGCCTAATTGTAGCAGAAGATTTTATAAAAAAAAACAAAATACCCAATACCAAACCAATGGAAGATTTTGAAGATGAAATTCATACCAATGTGTATCTAGACAACAGTGACATTTGGTCAATTGTTGAAAAATTTGTTATCAAGTTCGGTTCTATCGATATTGCTTGGACCGACAAAGAACAAATTGATAACATCTTAAAAGAACATCCGTATGAAAAAACCAACAAATTCATTTATATTTTATAATGCCCGCGGATATACTGATTATTGCGATATTAGCACTCACTTTTTTATACTTAATCAGTCAAGATCGATAAATACAAGTGGTGATAGATTTTCAAGTCTGTTATAGCCATATGAAGATCCTTTAAGTCTATCACCCTTAATCTTTACCAAAATTTCATTTAAATAACAGTGAGCGAGCATCTCCACTTCCCGTCATTGCGAAGTTCTCCATGCTCGCTCGCATATAAATATTTTTGGGGATCATTGCTGTTATAGCTTAGGCCCATGGCCAGATCCCCGTTGAACCATTGAGAATTATTTTTTTTTGTTTTTGTTGGCGGGTCTGCCCCTGCCAGTGAAACTCATGGGACGACCACCACGCTGTCTTATTTTTTCACCATCCACTTCTATGACCTTGTAGTAATAGGCCACCCAGATCTTTGGTTCTGTTTTCAATTCAAACTCACAACTGTGATATACGCCATCCTTGCAACGTCCAAAATAATTGAGATACAGGCCAGCGTCCAACTTGGGATTTTTTTTAGCTTTGTTTTTAAACTTGCGAAGATCGTGCTCACAACGAAACTTACCCAAATCTTTTAAAATATTATAAAAATTTTTAGGATTCATTATGTAATTACAGTGTGTGGTGATGCACTGGCAAAGGCACTTCTGTTGTTCAATTCATTACGAGCGGCCACTCGCACGTTGTAGATCAATCCCAGTGTGACTGGTGTGATGTAAAATTGTGTTCTTGTGGTAAACCCAGCAACAGTGTAGGTGGCATCTGTGCTTAACTTGTATTCAATCACGTAATCTCTCACAAAAGGATCTGTGGTAGCAGTCCAATTTACATTTAATCTTTTGATTGTGGCATCTGAAGCCACATATGCCACCCCATAAACTATATCTTGTGCCGCACCCGAAGCCACTGTGACAGCGGTGGGAGCCACTACCAATTCTGGATTGGGCAGGCTCAACGTGGGACGCACAATATCTGCACCCTTGGCATTGACACTATAGGCCGACGGTTGATGTTCAAAACCACCCACTAAAATATCACTCTCTTCATTGATACGAATATCTGTGATACGAAATATACCATCCAATCCCAGTCTGGTATTGATCACTCTAAATAGATCACCCACTGTCATGTTAGATCCTGCCATGTTGGTAGCAATGGAAATCTGCTTGGCATTACGACTTCTTTTTACGAACACCTGAGCATACTGCAGAGCCTGTTCGCGACTGGCAGTCATGGTCAATGTTATGCTTTTTTCTAATCTCACACCATCTGCGGCAAGATAAGCGATGTCATCTGCAGATCCTTCATCGGGATATATCACCTCATTGGGTTGATAGTCACTGAATGGATCCACGTAGGTTATGCGAGCTCGATTACAACGAGTCTGTTTGGAATCTCCAGTGATAGAAATACCTCCCACCATGGTATCATCAGTGGCAGTGAATACCACAGCCGGATCCGAAGGTGTGGCAGTGATATCTGTGTCATCACCACCATGTTCAATTTTCAATACATATTTGCCCTGTTGATAAGGCATGATACCTCGGAAAGAAGTCAATATCAATTTTACGTTGTCCATCAAACTTTGTCCTGTATCAATCACGGCATCTGCTGTGAATGCCTTGCCTGTGGTGCTGTCTGTATAACTGATCACTTGGTCACAAAGAGTGGCTGCTGTTTTAAAACTATCCCAATCAAAATAATCATTTTCTAATCCTTTACCATAACGACTGTTCCTCATATAATCTAATAATACATTCACAGGATTGTTGCTGAATGCAACAGTTTCTGAGGCATAAAGAGTATCGTGTGGAGATCCCGTAGATCCCAGTGTGGTAGCATTGAATATCTTTTTACCCTGCACAGTGACCACAATTCGTGGCACACCACCACCATAGGGATTGTTGTTGGCATCATCATTGCTTTCAATCTTCTTCCAACGAAATTTACAAGCGATGTAGGCCAATCCACTTAATTTGTGATCTGTGGTCCAACCCGGTGCTTCTTGCAACAGAGTAGAAGAGATCTGATCATCTCTGCCATCAAAGAATTGCACCTCTAATCTTGATTCTGTAGCATAAGTGCCCGATGTGGCAAATGATCTCACACCATGTAAATAATTTCCCACAGTAACTTCGTTATCATCTAATAATAATTTTGTGTAACCATTTACTTGTCCTTCGGATAAAACATAGGCCACATACAGATATTCATTACTGCCCGATCCTGTGCTGACAAATGCTCTAATACCTCCCACCGGTCTTGTGCCATATACCACAGGTATATCTGCAATGGCAGAATCTTTATTGACCAACACACCTTGAATACTCTCAGCTGAATTGGCACTGTAATCTGGAGCGTCAAAGTCTAAACCAAAACTACCCGTGAATACACTGGTTATACCTTTGATAATACCAGTTACAAAGTTTGTTATTGGCTTTACTATATGTTTCTTAACCCAACCCATTATATCACCTCCCTAAGATAGTGCTCACCTATTTTTTCATATCCCATAAAACTATAAAAACGATTCAATTGTTCTGGATTATCCCCGTAAGCATAACTTAATTGTATTTCAATAGCTTTGATTTCCACAGCCCAACGATAGATTGCATCATATAATAATTTTGCATTTAATCTTTGTCTATGTTCTGGATAAACGTAAAAAAAATAATCCATCACGTAGGTATGATAATTCCAAAAGAATTGATCTGAACCCACAGCAGCCGCACCTACCAAATGATTGTCATCATCAGTCAAAACAAATACTGCACTGCGAGGATTGTTGATAAAATTAAGATACCAATTACGCATTTTGGTCACATTGACTTTTAAATGTGGAAATCGACTCTCTTCTATTTGTTTTTGATTCATCTCCAGTAGTGCTGGTAGATCTTCTCGAATCAATCGTCTAACCTGCATCTCTCTCCCAAATTGCATCTGTTTGTTTAAAACCATTTCTATACATTATGCCCTGCTGTTCATCATGATCCAACACATAATTGATAGCAGAAGTTCTCACAACCTCAACTCCCATTTGTGAACACATGGTAAACACACAATCCAATAACTCTTGATAGTATTGTGCCGATCTATATTCAGGCAAAACATAAACAAGATCCACAGATACTCTGTGTCGATTATTATAGAACACTCGATCATTCACCAACATGGCAAAGCCAATCAATTCACCATTGATAAAAGTGCCCAGTGGATGTATGGCCGCATCTACGAACCAATTCTTTACTGTAAAATTATATGTGGTTTTATCAAAATCAGTGCCTGCCAATCCTCTTTCATAGACAAATTTATAAGCAAGATCCAAC